TAGGAACTTCTTCTTTTAATGCTTCTGCCTTAGTTAACTGTTGTGCGGCTCCAGTAAAATATCCATTTGGATTTTGTCCTGGATGTGCTGCTTGCCATGCCAAAAATTCTTTGCTATTGTTTCCTGTAACTTCAGCCATAGTTGTGAGTGTTTGTAAATAAACCTTTTGTTGTTCTGCTGGAAGGCTATTAAAATATTCTTGATCTGACCTTAAGGCTTCCATTTCTTTTGCACCAAGAATTGTTGCTGCTACCTCTAAACTTATCTTTCCTTTTTGTGCTTTAATATTTGCTATTGTTTCTTGAAGGTTGTTAGCAACGTTTGGATTTTTTTGCAAATACTCTACTGCAACTCCAACGTCTAACACTTCTCCAGTTTTTGTAATGTCTCCAAAGAAAGTTAACATTTTTTCTGCTTCTTTTGGTGTTTTTGTTTTTATATCTGCAACAAATTTTGCTTGAGCAGTTTTATTTACACTGCCATCTTTATTGGTAAACATTGACATTGTTGATATTGCTTGGTTTGCAAATTTACCGCCAAAGTTAGCAGTAATATCCAACATGGCATTTACTGATCCCTGATCTTCTTTAAACATTTCAAACATGCTAACAATTTGCATAGGATCTATGTTGCCACTTGCCATTTCCATTTTAATCTTATATTGTTGTTCTTTAGTTACTCCAGAATCACCTATAGCGGTTTGTGCTAATGGAACTATGTCTCCCATTGCAGTATCTTTATATTTAGCAGTTATTGCTTTATCTACACCAGTCATCATTGCTTTTTGTAAATTACCACCAGGAATAATGCCAGCACCTGATGCATTTGTATATGATGCACCAATGTCACTAAGCAGTCCTTTGTTTTCTTCTAATAAAGCAATTCTTCCTGCTTCACGTTCTGCTGTTAATCTTGTTACTTTATCTAAATCATTTGCTGCTTTAGCAATATCAATTCTTTTTTCATATTCTAATTCTAATGAATCCATCATTTGTGTTTGTTGTTCAAGAGCCATTTTTTGCATTGCAACAGCAGCACCAGATGTTGCACCAGTTCTTTTTTGTCTATCACGCAAAGCAAGTGTTCCGCCAATTAGAGCACCAGCACCAGCACCAATTGCAGTTCCAATTCCTGGAACAAAACTTCCTGCTGCGGCTCCTCCAGCAACTGCTGAAGCCATTCCTCCACCAACTGCTAATGCTCCACCAGCAATAAGTCCACCCAAACCTTGGTATCCTACTTTTGTAGCATCTCCTGTAGTAAGTCTTGAAGCCTTACCCATCATTTGAGTTGCACTATTAGCCCTTTGTCTTGCATCTTGCATTAATTTAACTCTAATAGCAATTGGATCTTTTTCAAGATTTTCTCCATTAGGCCCAAGTAATTCTAGCATTTTTGCATTTACTTGAATTCCAAATGAATAGTCACCAAGTTGTTCTCCAATATTTGCAGCAATACTTCTTGCTTGATCAGCGGTTAATGATCCTGCTGCTACACCTGTAGTTAATTGAGTTAATAGTTGAGACTGAGCACCTGCTCTTCCGCCAACTTTCATGGAATCAGTAACTGCAGATATTGTTTGTTTTCCTAAATCTGACTCAACAAAACTTTGACCAAATGTTGTTTTACCTGTTTGAACTTGAAATGGAGATAGCGAATCTTTACGACGTCTATCCATAATCTCTGTAGCACTTACCTTACCTGAAAATTTTGCTAACTCTTCCATTGCCTTAGCACCGCTACCTAAGTTTTCAGCAAGTTTCATTGCAGAGTCTTGTGCTTTATCAAAAGCCATTCTTGTAGAAACTATTGCATATGTTAATGCTGCAACACCAACAGTTAATATTCCAAATTTACTTTGTAGTAGTGGGAGAATCATAGATAGAGCCATAACTGGCATCATAAGTTTTTGTGACATGTCTCCGATTTGGCCTGGCATCATAGAACCACCCATTAACAATGCATTAGCACCCATTGCCAATCCACCAACACCAACTCTACCTCTTGAAGAAGTTTTTTTATTGTTATTATTATTACCGCCAGGATTATATGGTGAAGTTGGTCCGACTACTCCCCTATTCATTGCTGCAAGTTGTGACTGTGGAACTCTTGCCATACCTTGTAAGGCACTCATACTTACTGAGCGTCCAACTGTTTTTGCATCGTCTACATATTCTTCGGCACCTAAAATAAAACCTTTTCCAGCATCTTGACCAATTCTTTTCATTTTTTTAGAAGGTGATCTAGTTTCTAAAACTTCTGCTGCTGCAAGTGGTAACTCTTCTATACTTGTGGCAAATTTCTTTTTAAATTTTTTATAACTTCCTTGTGGAGAAAATTCAAAACCATTTTTAACTCTTGGTATAGTTGGATTTCCTGGATAAAACATATTTGGATTTGACATGCTTGCTCTTGCAACACTTACTCCATTAGCAGTAATATTTGTTGTTCTTGGGTCTCTAGAAAGAGTTCCTGACTTTAATCCTTGTCTTACATATTCTTGTGGAAGAGCAATTCTTACTTGTCCAACTTGTTTAGAAGCATTATCTAATGCTTTTGCTACTTTTTGTGAAGAGCCTTCCATCAACATAAAATCATCTATTACATTTCTTGTTGCATCGGCAAATATTTTGTCAGTAACTTTAAGATCTTTGGTTCCTTGTGTTAAAGTTTCTACTCTTTTTCCTACTGCAATTTCAAAATCATTTAAAGATTTTTGAATACCAACATCTTCAATATCTGCACCACCAAGCATTGCTGAGGCTTTAAATTTACCATTTTGTGCATTATAGGCACTACCAAATTTACTTAATCCTATTCCTCCCATATCCAAACCTTTATTTATTGATTGTGGCAGTTCTGCTACAAGGTTAGATACTACTGTAATAAATTTTTCTATTTCAGTTCCCATTAATGAACTATACTGTCCAAGTTGAGATATTGCTGCTTGATACTGAACAGTTTCTTTACCAAATGGCATTGCTGCATGAGCAAATACTCCACTATATGCATTTCTAGTTACTGAAGCAATTCCTGTTTGAAAACCAGGTATCTTATCAGCGATAATTCCTCTAATTAGCCCACCAAATTTTTTATTTTGTTTTGCTGGAATAACAGCCTCTCCTGGTGAAAGCATGGCTGGTACTACGTCTCCTGCACCTTTTGGTCCAGGTACACTTAATATACCGTTTGCTAATGGCATTCCTGGAGTTTTTGCAATACCCTTGCCAATTGAAAAATTAAGGCTTGCAGCATTTGCTTCCATATAAGCGTTTCTTAACAACATAACTGATTCTGCTTCTGCAGTAAATCTTTGTGTTAATGTCATGTGTGCTTGATCTAATGATGATGCAACAGCAGCAGCATTTATTTGTGCTTGAGTTAAATAGTTAACTTGTTCACCTAAATATGTAGTTGAAGTTCCAGCCCTATTAAATACTGATTTTACGCTAACAAACATCTTAATAATATTTGCAACACCGTTAGCCAACAAACCAAAAGACATAAGGGCTAATGGGCCAATACCAGCAAGAATTGTAGTTAAGTAAACAACAAACTTCTTTGTTCCATCACTCATATCTTCAAAACGTTTTAATATCTTATTAAAAAATTCAATAATTGGTGTTAGTGCTTTTAAGAATTCTGCACCTATTGGGGCTATAGAAGTTTTAAGATCTTGAACCTGCTTCTTAAATTTATACATTGGTGATTCAGATATTTTATTTAATTCTCGTTCAGATAATATAGCAAGTTCTTCTACCGTGGCAGTAGTTAGTTCAGCAACTGTTTGTGCTTGACTACCCTGCTTTATAACGTTTTGAAACAATGTAGATATACGTGCAAATTGAAACTTACCAAACAATTGCTCAATTGCTCTAGCACGATTAAGAGGATCTAGTTGATCAAGAGCAGTTGCCATATCTACAACAAGTTTTTTAACATTTCCTCTATCTGCTTCTACAATTGCTTTTACGTTAATTCCAAATCCCATTAAAAAGTCAGATGCTTTTTTAGTTGGATTAATAATAGATGCAAGACCAGACTTTAATGCGTTGGCACCTTCTCCAGCCTGAATACCACCTTCACGCATTGCTGTCATAAAGAATGCTAGGTCTTTAACGTCTCCACCAAGTTGTTGAATTACTGGAGCAGCCTTTGGAATTGCTGTTGTCAAATCATCAATATTTAAAATAGTTTGGTTTTCTACTGCGTTTAAGAAGTCAATTTGATTTGCTAAATCTTCGGATGCAACACTAAATGTTGAAGTTAAAGAAATAAGAGTATCTAAAGATTTTTGTTGATCAATTCCACCAAGCACTGCAAGTTTATTTGCTTGTGCTACCTGTGTTATTAAGTCTGCTCCAACTTTACCAGTTGCTGCAACATCAGCAGCCATTTTCATTGTATCTGCTACGGCTACACCATACTTAGTAAATTCATTTGCAAGCATTCTAACATTTTGCAATGCTTCAGTTGTTTCTTTAGTAGTTGTAAACATGTCGCCGTAAACACGTTTAAATCTAATTGCTTGTTCTTCTAAGTCCATAAATGTTTTTGCTGCAACGGAACCAAAATACATTAATGGTACAGTAAAACCAACCATAAGTTGACGACCAGCCCACTGTGTATTTTTACCAAAGTTTAAAAGATTTGTAGATCCTTGTCTTAATAATTGATTAAGTAATGCTTGACGTTGAGCAGCCATTGCTGTTTTAGTTGCATAGTCATTCATGTCCAAAGTTAATGGACGTATAGACATTGCCTTAAGAGCACCACTTGCATCTCTACCCATTTTAATATATTGGGTTTGTAATGTTTTTACATTTTCTCTTGCAACTTTATTGATAGTATCAAACTCTGTTTTAAATAATTTACCAAAAGTTTTAGTAGAAGCACCAGCATATCTGAAGTACTCCTTCATTCCAAACTTATTTTTTTCTAAAGCCTCATTAAAAGAATCTGTTGTTGTTTTAATCTTTTTCATTTCGGCATAGAATTTGCCGCTTGCATTAATTTGATTAGTTAAGTTTTGAGCCATGTTCTGAGAAACCGCTGCACCAGCGGCCCCAGATTTGGCCATTGTAGAATAAAAGGCTGATAACTGACGCTGTAAAAGTTTAAGTTGCCTTAACGCTTGATCAGCATCAACACCAATTTTTATATTGGATTCGATATCAGCCATTCATTATTACCTCTTTATTTAGTTTTTATGGTAAATTATTAAGTAGTGCTGCATCTGCTAATTTAACTCCAGATGCCTCTTCTATAATTTTATATACCGTTGGAAGATCCATATTTTCTTCTAACGCTGCCAAGTCTTCTGCAAGTTCTGGCTTGTATTGTTGCATTGCAATTTGAATACATTCCATTAATATGTTCATTGATTTTTCGTTATCTTCTGCGACCGCTGCTACACCTTCAAATTTCTTCATGAAAGGACGTAGGAGAGAAATTTTCAGTGGTCTTACTTTAACTTTTGTACCATCAATAAGCGTAACTGTTTTTTCTTCGTTAACAGTAGTTGCCATTTTTCCTCCTTATAAGGTTAATCTTAATTATATCACAGGAGGGCCTATATTTTAACCAACAACCTCTTCATATCCCAAACCATGTCCAATGCCAAACCCTGCTTTCTGTGCTTTGGCTCCACGAAGGTTTGTTATATCATTTGCATCTTTTCCTTTATATAGTACTCTTTTTTTCATATCTTCCCAGGCATTATCATTTTTGTCTTTATCAATATCTACCCCTTGCATTGCTGCAGAAAACTTTTTGTCGTTGCGATCTATCTCTCTCTTCATTTCTAATACAGATATTAATTCTGGCATAGATATTGATTTTTCCAACTCTTCATAATTTTTCCAAGCACCTATTAAAAAAACCTCAGCCTCTAATTTAGCAAGGTCTAAGTCATCCCAGTTAGATCCTTTATCATTTTCTGACTTTGCTTGTTGCTCTATACTGTCTTCTTTATCCTCATTTAGTTTTATACCCGCTGAAAATTCTAAAACTTTATAAAGTTGTTTAATGTCAAAGTTGTCCTCAATGTCTGTTATGCTATTTGATAACTGAGGGTAAAACTGCTCCATTGATATTTTTACACACTCTAAAACTATTTCTAGAGTTTCATCTTCACCATCAACTTTAGATATTAATGAAAACTGATCTAATATTTTTTTTAAATATTTTATTTTTGCTGGACCTACTGTTATTTTTGTACCGTCTACTAACTCAACAATACCTTCTTCATAAATTTTTGTAGCCATTAAACCATTATATCAAATAGAAAAGCCCACCGTTTTATGGGTGGGCTAATCTTGTAAAATTACTTACTAAGCAATTGTACGATCAACGATCTTACCATACATACCGTCATCTAACGGTAACATACGGAAGGTTACGTCAAACATAGATGCTGCATCACGTTTTGCTGATGCTACTACGTTTTCGATTGACAAAGCACGGTATCCGATATAGATACGTTCCTTATCGATTGATGGGTCACCAGTTCCTGGACCAACGGCTACTAAACCACGTTCTAGAGGAACGTCGCCCAATTCACCTGAGTTGATGTCAAAACTTTGGCTTCCTGTACCAATACCTGTTGCGGTTGATAATTCATCTAAATCATTTGTGTTTGCTGCTACTGCCACTAGAAGGTTTTCTAGTGTTGCTTCTGCAAATGATGTTGCCAAAGATACTTGCATGCCGTCTTTGAAAAGACGAGCAACGTCAAGAACTTGATCAACTTGAACTTCACCGAAAGATGGTTGGAATGTAAGTTCGATACCATTGCTGGTATAACCTACGTTTGTGAAGTCAGTGTCATCAGCCAAAGTATCTTTGTATGATGTTGCTGCTTCAAATGCTGGTAGTGGTCCACCGACAGTACCAATTGTTTGTGCTAAAGCACCATCATTGTATGTAAACAATGCGGCTGCACCAACGATAATGTTGTTGGACGATCCACGAGAATATGCCATTTATTTCACCTCTCCTTGTAAAGGGTTTTCTTATTTAATTGTAAAGCGTTGTTTCCTCAAGGTCAAGTATAACACCATTTTGTTAGCCCTTGTGCCAATCGTAGTCTAATATAATCTTGTTTCCAGCATAGGTTCTGGCTGTTCCAAAGTCTATGATGTCTCTGGTTTCTTGAAGTTGATAGGTTTTAAAGGTGTGAAAATATAGAGGAAGAGATAGGTCTACTGTTTTATCCCTATTATCCCTAATCCATTTATTTATGTCTTGTGCTGACTCATCTAGTTGGTTAAGATAGTCATGAACTTTTTGACTAATTTCAATAATCTTTCCAACAGCATCATCTTGAAAAGCATAAAAATAATACATTAGTTGTTCAGCATATATATGTGGAAAATTTTTTCTATTCATTCTAAACATTCTGTCATATACTGCAAGTGTTCCGTTTGATCGTGGAAATGTTTCTGTTAATGCTGCAATGTCAGTAGGGCTAGTTGGAAAAAATGGTAGTGTAAAAGCACCACCAAAATGTGCTGAAACTTTTTCTTCTAAGTAAGCATTAATCAATGATGGTGGGTGATGTATTGTGGCAGCCATTATCCAATCACCGCATTAGCAATCCATTTATATCCAGTTGAATATCCAAAACCTTTTCCATACTTAGATCCTGCTTTTAGGTTAGTCTTAAATGCTTTTGGATTTTTAATATAGTCTGATAATCCAGATGACTTTAAAAATGATTGTTTAAAATATTGATTTAAGAATATGTCTAGCACTTCTTCAAAACCACCCTCTGCTTCTTGCCCACCAGGATTATTGACTGTTACTGGATTTTTAGTAAACACTGTTTCTCCGTTTTCCTCAAACACCAAAACCTTAGATTTTTTAGGTCTTATTGTTACTGGTATTCCCTTTTCCATAATTCTTGCTTTATCGTAAAATGGTGTAGTTGACCCATTTTTAACACTTGATGATTGGCTAAGTGTAGAGTATATTGATAAACCTTGATTACTTACAGTGTATTCAATATCAAATAATCTTGCATTTGGACTTCCAACCTGATACCACTCATATACATGTTGTAACATTGCTGGATCTATTCTAGCATTCATATCAACAAATTCTTTTAATGTTTGAATTGTTTCACGTCCAAGGTTATTAAGGAATGCTGTCTTTCCTCCTTTTACACCTTCTAAAAATCCAATAGAGTAATCCATAATATTATTCATTTCTTTTTTAAATTGTTTTCCATCAACTCTTATCATAAATCTACCGCCTGATTGTCAGACCTTTTAATTATAATTTTATAATATTCTGTTTTTCCGAATAATCCAGAGTATGGATTAAATGTTGCAATTTCAAAAAGACTTGATTTTCCAGCACGTGCTCCACCAGTTTCAACATAAATTGGGTTTCCTTCTCCATCCAATATGTTTGTTATAAGTAAGTTAGTTAGTGCAACTCCACCATTCATATCGTCAAATCTAATATCGGTTGGAACTCTACCGCTCAAAACTGTGTCAAACACAATTGCTACATTTTGTACTTGTTGTTCTTCTTTATTTCTAAGATTACCAGATGCAAAGTAACATTTTATATCTTTAAATTTTGACCATTGCTTTTTAATATTTCCGTACTGACCTTGCTCAACTGATGAATAGTATACTTCTGCTGTCATTGGATATAAAAAGTTGTCGTCTAAACATGTCATAGTATTCCTAGTCTAGTAACATTCTTAGGATATTTTGACAGTATTTGATCAACTATAATATTACCTGTACCGCTAAATAATTTACCAGCATTAAATTTAACTTTGTACTGGTCTGTTTGATATTCTTCAACATATCTTTTATATTGATCAAGTCTTCCACACTTAATATCGTTAATTAACATTTCTGCTGCTGCTTGAATATCTGCTGGAACTGTTTTATATCCAGCATCTAAAACTAATGTGTAATCATATCCTCTAGGAAATGCAACTGAGGTCCATCCATAATAACCTAAATCTCCATATGATTGTGGCAAATCTGGTATTGTTCTTTCTAATCTATTAACTGAATCTGTTGAGTCTGGAATGTATTGTTGAATAGCAGAGTTATCTAATGTTACTTTAAAATATCTATCATTTGTTTCTGCATCAACATCAAAAATCAAAACATCGTTTTCATAAACCTTTAATACTTTATAAGCATTTACCCACAAAGGTATATAATCTAATCCTTCTCCTACTGTTTGACAAATAACTTTTTGATTATAAAAACCATCAACAACAAATGAGTCAATGATTGATCTTGCAATAAGTTCGTTATATTTTGCTTCTGTTATTTCTGAAGCGGTAGTTCCAAGTTTATTTGGATTGGTATATGGTCTTACTATGTCTAAGTTGTCTTCTAATACTGGTGTACCGTCGCTATCTAAAATTTTAATATCATAATGTCTATCGTATTCTAATTTTGATAAAGGTAACACATATGTTATTTGTGAATTAATATCTGATGCAGAATCTTCTGTTTCAACAAAGTGTTCCACCAAATCCTCTAATCTAACAGTATAGATATCTCCACTTGTTGGAACATCAAACTTTAGTGTTAGTGGGTATGGTGGAACCCTTAATGCTTCCATTGTTTATAAGCCGTATTCCTTTGCAACTTCTTCTGGTTTCAAAACTGTAATGTGATCACGTTTTGACCATTCTTTTGCTTCTTCTGCTGATACGTAGTTAATACCAAGTTTTACTTGTCCTACACCCATCCAGGATACGTTTTTAGTTGACTTAATTGCAACTTTTTCTTTACCTTGTTTAGGTTCAACAGGTTTTTCTTTCTTAGGTCTTGCTTGTTTTCCAACACCAATGGCACCAGATGAAATTGGAGAAAGTCCTTGAACAAGTTTTTCAACTGCTTCTTTTTTATCTTCTGGAATCAATGCTTCGCCTGGGGCTAGCAATGCTGGTTCTGGTTTGATTTCTTCTACAACATCTTCAACAATTGCGTCTTCAATAACATTTTCTTCAATTGTTTCTGGTGTTTGTAAATCTAAATCGTTGTCTAATTCTGACATATATTCCTCCTTGTATTATTATATCATTTAATTAAATATTAAAGGGAGTAAGAAATTAATCCTACTCCCCTTAAAATTGTTTTACAGATTAGGCATCTGCTGCTGCGTCTGCAAAAGCGACTGCATCTAGTTCTTCCCATGCAATACCAAAACGAACAAAAACTGTATATTCTACAGTATCTTTCTTCGGTTTGTATTCACGGTTAACTGTGATGTCGCGTTGGAAACCCCATACACGGTTTGCTGGAAATGTAAGATCTACATAACCTGCAGGGTAGTAAGGAACTTCTTGCACGTCAATTCCTAGAACACGTGTTGTACGTGCTCCACCGAATGTTTGTGCTTGGCCATCGAGATAACCTTGACGGTTTCTCTCTGTGCTTCCTGGACGGTAAGCAAATGCTTCTGCTACTGCGTCAGCAAGTGTTCCGTTGTTCTTAACAATACCTTGGAATACGTCTGTACCTGCGTAGAACTTAAGATTGCTCTTAAGTGCACGGTACTTACGTGGCAACGCTAGTATTACGTTTTGTAATACGTCTGTTGTCCATCGGTTGCTTGCTACAGTAACAACTGACTCATGTGATGCTGCTCCGTTAGCCTTTGCTTGGTTAATGAAACCATTCATAATTGAAAGGAATGATCCTGTTGATCCGTCACCATTAATGGCTAGGTCTTCAATATCATTACCAAATGCGTTGGTCATCAATCTTACGATATGATCTTCCAATGCTGCACCTTCAATATTGTCTTCTAATGCTTCTGATGATACTTCCCAGTCTAAGCGAATTTTCTTTGTAGTTAATTCAACTTTTGAGAATGTTGCACCAGTGTTTGTATAATCGCCAACACCTTGTGATGCTGCACGGATTACACGTTCTCCAACGTTAACTTTTTCAAGTTCCATTGTGTTTGCTCTCATGGTCACTCTGCGACCGTCTTGAGCCAATACAGTTGCGTCCCACACATAGTCTATAAAACGACGTGCTTGTTCAGGGCGTAAGATACCGCTACCATCAGCACCTGAAGGGTTTACTGCGTTTGGACCAGTTGTGACACCAAAGTTAGCAGTTGGGGTATTACCCAAAACTCCATAACCATTGTCGCCAGCACCTGGATCTGTTACACCACCGACGTTACCTGATGCAAAACCGCCTTCATTGTTATAAAGGCCTGTATTGCCACCATCACCGTCTGGTTGGTTTTTAATTATTTCTTCCGACATATATTTCACCTCCACGTGATTTTTATCTGAATAGATCGGCTGTTTTGAGGAAACGTCCGCCCCATAGGGATTTCTCAACCATTACTGGTTGTAACTGTACGACCTCGCCGAGATCGCCAGACTTTCGGAAAGCGGTATCAGATTCTACTGATTCCATTCTCTTTCCAAACTCATTAACTGCACCGTTTGTTTCAACTAGTGCATTTTGTGTATTAACAATTTGTGACTTTGTGTCAGCAATTTGTTTGTTTAAATCTGCAACTTCTGTCTGTAAAGACTTTACTGTTGCAAGTAGATCGCTAAAGGCTGATGTAAGAGTATTCTTAACTTCTGTTACTGCCTCAACAATAACATCGTCTGCTTTAGATACTTCTGTAGCAACTTCTTCAGTAACTTCTGCTACTGCTTCAACTGTGTCTGCTTTTTCTGCATCCACAACTGCTTCTGCGGCTGGTGCATCTTCTGCAACAAATTCTGCAGCAGGAGCATCAACTACGGCATCTGCCTCTGGAGCAACCTCAACATTTTCAACTGCAATATCAGATTTTTCAACAATCTCTGCTACTACTTCTGTTGTTTCTGTCATAGGACTTACCTCCTTGGTAATCTTAGAAGTGGTAATGCCTTTAGCACTATCGACTAAGAACTTTATCATATTGATTTTTTCATTATCCGTTTTTTCAACGAATCCTATATTTTTCATTTCATTACCAGTTGTTGGACTGATCTCTTTTTCATTTTCTGAAACCATAACAATTCCAGTTTCTGAATCCCAAAAAACATTTTCTAAGGTTGTGTTATCACCCTTAACTACTGCAACTCCGTCTACTTTTTCAACAGACATAATGTTTGCAAATTGATTTGCTGGAGAGTCTACAAGACTTAATTCAACAAGATCATAATCTTTAATAATTCTAATTTGAGAATCTAACTTCTCATCAAAAGCGTCGTCCCATTTATTCATTCTGCCACCAATAGAAAAACCTGTTAGTGTGCCATCCAAAACTTTTTCCCATGTGCTTTGAGCACCTTTAGATACGTAAGCAGAAACAAAAACACCGTTATAAAACTTCTTTGATTCTGAGTCAAAATACTTATCTTGTTTAAATGAAACCATTTTGCCTACTGCTAATGGTTGATGCATTTCTCTTATATTACCTCTAAAATTTTCAAATGCTTTCATGCTGGCTTCTGTAGTTACAATGTCCATTTGGCGATCTACGTTATCTAATGAAGCAAAACCTGAAACAACACGACGTTCTTTATCTACCTTACTAAAAGGCATAGATAGGCGAACATTCTCGCCTTCTGTATTCCATTGGGCTTTTAATATAGACATCGTACTATACATTATAGAGCCCTTTTATACACACGTTATAAACATGTTATAAACAGTTTAACTATTTTGAAGATCTACCCTCGCCCTTTGGGTTTCTACCACTTACGGTTGCAGATCCATCGGATTGATTATTAAGTCTTTCGCCATCTCTTGCACGGTTAGCATCATTGTTCATAGTGTCTGGTTTGGCTACAAAAGGATCGTCTCCGCCATCTCTTTGTGGAAGACCCAGTGCGACTCTTGCCTCATTAGGCATCATAATCTGTGTTTTTACATATCGTTCAAGAATTTGTGATTGTGCTATTTCGTCTGTCAATGTCAATTCATTAAACTTAAACTCTAAGATATCTTGTTTTTCACGTATAATCTTATTGATTTGTTTTTCTAATTGAGCCTGTGCTGGTCTGGCTACTTGCTCTTTAAATGTTCTATCTTGAGCCAGGGCTGCTGCTATTGCACCTGAGTCTGAACCGCCTAGTTTTGAAAGTGGCACTTGATGTGCTACCAAGATGTCATCACGATTTTGCTTTCTGTATTCCTTAAATGATCCTTCTTGTACCCCAGATTCAATAGGTTCCATCTTGAACTCTACCTTGTTATTTTCTGTATCTCCAGGAAGAGGTATGTACAGAGTTCTATGGTTTTGACCTTTTAATCCAGTTTGCAAAAATCTAAACATCTTATCTTCTGCGTCTGCAGATAGTTTGGCACCTTTCATAGTTACCACGTATCTTGGAACTGCTTTATTGCCAAAGTAGTCTATGTTATATTGTGAGGCTAATTGATCACCATGTAATGATGATATTGCAGAAATAATGTCTGGAACACCATAAAATGTATTTAATGGTGAGTATTGTTTAAAATGAATAATCTCGTTTGGTCTACGATCTTCAGTTACTGGGTTTGCATTTGTAGCACCAAAGTTTCTAAAGTAAACTACCTTGTTTGCAATAACCTGTACGTATCCATCTCTTAGTCTGCGACAACGCATTGTGGTTGCTGGAATATGACCAACGTATCCAATTTCACCACGAGTGGTTCTACCGATTTCCATATAACCATTACCAATTGCTTGAACATCTGTGTATATCTTTTCCATTGTTGTGGTAAATGAATCATCTACGTTTAGACTTTCTAGCCAATCACGCAACTCTATCTTTGCTCTTTCAATTCTATTTCTTGCACGACTTACTGCTGTGTCATCAGAAGACCCTTCCAACTTAAGCATCGTTCTTTTTGATACATCAAAATCATATCCCAAACCTACAATGTTTTCAACCTTGGCATCAATGGCTGCATGGTTTGCAAAAGATGTATCGTAGTAGTTAGCAAGTTCATAAACATTCCATGGTGGTGTGATTACGTCAAATAGTCCATAACCATTTCTAAATACGTTGCCAGGATTTATCTGATTAGAGCGAGCACCGTTAATACCTTGTGGAACTGCTATTGCTGTATCAATATAAGATTGTTGAGTTGTATCTACTAAGGCTTTAGACATTCTTGCTGCACGACGTTTAAAGTTATTA